GTAACAGACAGGGCCGCCCCTCTCTGGGGCGGCTCTTATTTTCGGAAAGGAGTACCCCATGAAGAACAAGATCACACTCAGCAACCCGCTGACCATCAACAACAAGAAGCGCACGGAGCTGACCTATGACGCGAATGAGATCACCGCGCAAATGTTCGCGGAGGCCGACTCCCGCAAGCTGACCGCCAGCGGATCCAAGAACGGCAACGCGGCCGGCGCGGCCGAGCTGGACTATGGTCTGCACCTCTACCTCGGCTTCGAGGCCATCATCGCCGTCAACCCCGAGATCGACATGAGCGACCTCGAGCGCGTCCACGGCTATGACGTCATGCAGATCATGAGGATCGGCCGGGATTTTATTTCCGGGAGGTCGGAGGAACCCTCCAGCCAAAACAGCTCCGGCGAGCAATCCGAGACTACGCCCGAGCCTTCCACACCTCAGTCCGAGACATCGGAGAGCGAAGGCTGACCGACTTCCTGACGGAATACGGCGAGGCCGTGGAAGAAGCCAAGCAACAGGCGAAGCGCCACCCGGCGCCGACCATTAAAAAGCCGCACATCAGGAGGAGGTGACACACATGGCAGGAAAAGGGAAAGAGCTTCAGGCGGTCGTCAATCTGGCCGGCAGCATCGACCCCTCACTCGGGAAGGCGATCGAGTCCGCACAGAAAAAGATCAGCGGCCTGAACGTGAAAGCTCTCGCCGTGGGTGCCGCCGTCGGCGGCATCGCGGTCGCCACTGGCAAGGCCGTGGTGGAGGCCGGCAAGTACCTGAAGGATCTCGGCAGCCAGTTCGACGAAGCAGCCGACGCCATCCGCATCGGCACCGGCGCGACCGGCGACGCTCTGGATGGGCTGCTCGATGACTTCGACGAGGTCTACAAGAGCGTGCCGACCACTATGGAGGACGCCAGCAAAGCCATCGCGGACTATAACACCCGGCTCGGCCTGACCGGCCCGCAGCTTCAGGAGATCTCCAAGCAGGCGCTCCAAGTGAGCGATATGCTGGGGGACGACCTCGGCGGCGTGATCGAGGAGTCGAGCCAAGCCTTCCAACAGTGGAACATAGACGCCGACAACATGGGCGGCGCGATGGACTACATCTTCAAGGTCAGCCAGAGCACCGGCATGGGCTTCACTGACCTTATGAGCAATATGCAGAAGTTCGGCCCACAGCTTCAGGAGATGGGCTATTCCTTTGAGACAGCGAGCGCCCTC